TAATCCACCAATCATGTGTATTAAACCAAAACCATAAAAACCAAGTCCTGGTAAAAATTTAAAGTGTACAAAATAATTAATAGCTTTTCTTTGTGGATCACCTATTTCGTAATTTCTTTTGATTGATAAAACTTCTCTAGAATTTTCTTCGATAGTTACAACGTATGGAACTTTAATTCCTGTTGGTTCTCCGTCTTGTCCCATATCTTCAAAACCTTCAAGATCTAAATGAACATGACACTCTAATAAATTAAATATATCTTCGTCTCTACCTTTACTTGCGCCTTCAAGTTCTCTTTCTTTTTTCTCAACTTCAGTTTCATTAAGTGGTCCTGGTTTTAATTCTATATCTCTATAGAAACCAGCGACTTGTTGTTTTCTTAATTCGTTTTCAGATATTTGAACCCGATGAATGATTGACTCCGCATCATCTAATGAGGTAGCTGTATACGGTACAATCAAATCATCTGCGGGAACAAACTTAGAGCAGGCCATTTGTGTTGCTTCGTCGTAGTAGACTTTTTTAAAAGCAGAACCTGCTAACGGTAAATGAAATAATAACGAATCAAAGTCTGGTTCGTAATCTTTCATTTTATCCATGATCTGATAGTTCATGAAATCTTTTACTCTTTGAGATTGTTGTTCTTTCTCTGGTGTTGGCACACCTAAAATTTGTGTTCTTACTGGACCTTCTGCTGGTAATAATTCTTTATAAGCTAACGCTTGAAACTGTGTAACAGCTTCTGCTAACACTGGATGCGTTGCACCTGATGCACCTTGAAAAGGTTCTGTTCTATTATCGTATTTAAAACCTAAAAGGTCTAAACCTTCTCTGTAACCTTTTTCCCAATCTTTTCTAGAATTTTTATAGTCTTGATAATTTTGATAAAGTGTTGTTCCTAATCTTCCTAAAATATCATCTGGTAAGTGTTCTGCTAAATTAGCGTAGTGTTCTTCACCACCTTCAACAGAACCTATTGATGGATCATAATTAATATCTACAGAACCATCTTCATTTTCTGTGACTTCTACGGGTTCACCTTGTTCAGTAACTTTCTGTTGCTCTTCCTGTTGAGCAACTTCGATTTCTTCAGGTGATGGTACTTTTATCTCTTGCTCTACGTTTGGAAGAGACTTGTCTATGTCTGCCATTTATTTTCTCCAATTTTACAGGTTTAACAGTATTGTAATTAATAAGCAAGCCCTCAGACTGAGGACCTGATTTAGGGGGTACTGTGGTTGTTAGCTTAGTCTTCATAGTCAATGTCTACATCCTCTAACTCAAAAACATCAGCTCTTTCTAATGATGCATCAGCTTCATCAATCCTATATTGACCTTTTGTATATTTATCTTTGTTTGTTCCTTTAGCGAAGCCCTCTAATTTTGTAGAGTCACCTCCTAATATTGATTCTACGTCATCTACAACTTCAAAATCAACATCAAAGTCATCACCCTCTGGCCCAACTCTTCTGTAAACAGTATCGTTAGCTTGAAACTCTCCTGATGTTCTTACAGCCTTACCTGTTGTCTCATCAACAATTTCATAGCCAGGAGGTGTATAATCTATTTCATAAGGCTGTTCATATCCATTCTTACCTTCAACTTCTATTCTGCCATCATCATATTTTCTAAGTTTAACGTTTGGTAAATCTGGTATCTCTACCTCTGTAATATCAGCGTCAATCCTTTTAGCTATACCTTTTTCAAAAGCTTTATCTACAAAAGCTGGAAACCACTCTGGCATTTTTGTAGTCGTGTTAGCTAACTTAACAACTTTAGGTGCTTTTGCTACTTTAAAAAATTTACCTACAATTGGTAAAGATGCAATGCCTGCCAAAAATTTTAAGAACGTTCTTCGACTAGGATCATTTGGTCCACCTTCACTAAAATCCATTCTTGTAGATGGTTCTTGGAAATCAAACACAGGAAGAATAGTTTGTTCTTCCTCTGGTATTACACCCTCTGTAAGATAATCACCAATACCGCCTAAATCTGTTTTTGCTTCTCTCTCAGCTGCTCGAGCAGCATCTTCTTCAGCTGCAATACCTCTTACAGTTTTTAATTGATCAGAGATAGTTTGAAAAACATCTTTACTAATCTCACCTTCTTTATCTCTGAACGCCCCTACTGCTTTATAAAAATCTTCTTCTCCTTTTTCATATTGTTGAGGAAACTGCATCTCATCGTCTGGTCCTCTAAATTCATTTTCTTGTTTAGCTAAGTTTAACATTGCTCCACTAGCCTTTTCAAAGTCTAAAGCTTTTTGAATGTCTGCTGTATCTATATTTTCTTTAACTGCTATTTTTTTAAGTCTAGCTTTTTCTGTGTCTCCAGCTAATCCGTAAGTAGCATCAGCTATAATTCTTGCAGGTGGTAGTCCTGCTTTATATCCTAGATAAGTTATTGGTACTGCTGCAGCTAATTCAAATCCTAAAGCTGCTGGACCAAGCACTTCTCTAAAAAGAAGTCTACCTGCGCTAAGTTTTTTTGCTGCATTTGCAGCAGCGTTGCCTGACCCTTGTGCAATGACTTGTTGTTTTTTAATATCTTTAAGATAGTTCATTGGGTTATCACATGCACCACCTTCTGAGGCAGAACACTTAAATCCAAAGCTTGCTAATTGTTTAGCAATATTTTTTATTTTTGATTTAGGAACTTTTGCTTGCGCCTTCATCACAGCTTTTCTGTTTTCTTCAAATAAAAATTGTTCAACTGGATCTGGTGTTAAAGTTGCTGTTGGTTTTTTACCACCTTCAAATTTAACTTTTTTAACATTACCTTTAATCTCTTTACCTTCAACTATACCTGTTGGATCTATTGTTTTACCTGGCTCAACTCCAAACTGAAATTTTGTTCCATCTGGTCTTTCTATTTGAAAAGACTTGTAACCATCTGTTGCTGTAGCAACATCTATTCCTTTTTGATTTATTTCTTCAACGGCTTCTTCAAAACCTTTTGGTTTATTCTTCAATAATTTATTTCTTTTTTTATAAAGTGCATTAAGATAAGCATCAACGTCTTTTAAAAGCACTTGATTAATTTCTTTTGGAGCATATCCTAAAGTATCTGCTCTAACTACTTTTGAATACAAATCATCCATGTGTGATTTTTGAACTTCAGCTGATCCCGACATTTTTGACTCAAAACTTGGATCACTAAATTTTTTTTCTGCTTTTAATCTTTTTTCTGAAACAGCTTTCCTTTTTTCATAATCACTTCCATATATAATTGGAATTGTTTTTCTTCCTGTCTTTTGTATATTTCCTTCTAAAGTTTCTTTATTAACACCAAACTCATTAGCTATTTTATTAAGAGTTCCTCTTTCTTTTCCTCCTACCTTGTTATATTTATCTAAAGCGCTTTCCATTTTAGATGTGTTTACATCCTCTATATCTATGAATTTATCTGTCATGTAGTTACCAAGTTTTAGTTTGGTTTCAAATAAATTACTAAATTTATCCTTAGTAATTAATTCCTGCATTTCCTTACGAAACTCTCTTAGATTAGTGTAGCCTTTGTCTTTAACTTTATTAAATTTTTTATCTATCTTATCTGTTATTTTTTTAAATTCTTTTGTGCCTTTAGTTTCTTTTACTTCTTTTCTTTTTTCAAATTTTGTTGGTGGTCTATCTGCTTTTTGTTTTTTTAATGATTCAAGAGCAGCTTTTTTATCAGAGCCAAAAGATGTTTTTATATCTTTACCTGTTTCTCTATCATAAATTTTTGTGTAATAAGCTTTAGATCCACCTTTATAAGTTATTTCATATAGTCCACCGCCTAAACTTTTAGTTACTCCTCCACCTCCAAAATTTTCTCTCTTAATAAAATCTAAAGACTCATCCATCAACCCACCACCTATTTTATTAAGTGAATCTAGTAATCTGCCTTTTCTATTTTCTTCTTGAATATCTAGAAGTTCTTGTGGCTTGGGTTCCGGCAATGTAATTAATTCTTCAAAACCTGTATCTGCTAAATTAAAATTAATAGCAGGTACATCTGGTTCTTTGAGTCTTTGTATGAGTGTTTTATTTTTAAGAAGTTCTGAGGCCATATTACATCCCCATCAAATAATTTAGACCGCCACCTGCATTTTTAGTTCTTGGTGTTTTCTTAAAAGCATTTAAAATTGCATCAGAGCTCATGCCTTTTTCCATCATTTTAAAAGCTTCATCTAAAGTTGCTAACACTTCTGCTTTTCTTTGTGGATTATCATCAATCATTATCTTTTCAATCAATTCATCTGTTATGCCAGGATATTTTATTTTAAGTTCCATTCTTTCATAAAACTTTGGTGTAACTGTTTTTACAAAATTCATTGGATTATCATAAAGTTCTCTTAGTTCATCAAGTTCTTGTAGTTCTCTTTGTGTTTTGCTTAGAACTTCATCTGGCACAACAACTTGATCCGCAGTTTTAACAGCGTCTTTACCAAATTTTTTATTCATCATCGCTATAAGAGCTTTTATTCCGCCGCCTGCAAAACCAACACGACCACCTTGTGCAAAAGGGATATCATCATCTGAATCAGGTAGCTCTGATGTTTCTGATACCTCAACTGCTTCATCATCTATAGATTCTCTGACAACAGGTTTTTTAACTTTAAAATTATCTTCAGCAGATAAAAATGTATCTGCAGCTTTAAATTCATTTTCAGCTGTGTCGATAATACCATCTAGTGTGCCTAGAACTTCATTGTCTCTCTCGTAATATCGTTCAAAAACTTTTAACGGATCCATGTTTTGATCACCACCACCTCTTAAGTCATCATAGTTTTTTAAACTATTTCTAACATCTTCTGGTAAATCAATTCTTGTGTCTTTTAGTAATATCTGTCTAATAACAGCTCTTCGTTTTCCTTCTTGCGCTGCACTATAACCTTTTGCCATCATATCACCTATTACATTATCCATTTCGTCTTCTAGGCTAGTTGTCTTTGGTGGTTTGTAGTTTTCATCTAATATAGATTTTACACCTTGTTGATCCATTTTATATTCAGCAGATTCTTTTATTGCTTTGTCTGCTAGACTTCCTGGTTCAACACCTTCAGGTAAACCAAGTTCTGTTTTTAACCTCATGATTCCCTCTGGTTTAACTTTTTGTTGTGTTGTAATATCAACAATCTCTGCTTCAGGTTTTGGTGTAGGTTTATCTGATTTTGTGGTTTGTTGTTTCTTATTTAAATATCTTCTAGCATTCATCTCAAAGTTTTTTACTTCTGTCATATTTTTATTAGACAAAGCGTATGGACCATACTCTGCTAGTTTCTTTTCTATAAATTTTAAGACGTCAGGATTATCAAAAGCTGAATCCGAATATAGTTTAAAAGGACTATTCTTATCCATCTTAATCGGTTTAGATACGTTTGTGCCTGTGCCTATAGTTTTATTAAGGTACTTTTGACCAAACATTGCTTTTAGTAATTTTAATAATTCCATCAGTAATAATTCCTTTTAACTTTGTTAATGACTTCGTCTTTTTCATCATCAGGATGTAAAACGAAACCACCCTGCCTAAATCTCATAATCGCTTGTGTTGTTGAGTCCACAAGGTCATCATGATCGCCGAAGGGGAATGCAGCACACTCCTCAATCACTTCTTCAGCGAACTCTTGGTCAGGAGCATATATCATACCACTTTCAAATAAAGGTGCAACCGAATTAACTCTGGTATGCTTATCGTTTCCTTTGCTCGGTGTAAAATTGACGACAGGTATACCCATCTTCCTTAACTCATCTGTTAAAGGTTGACCCGATGCTTTGGCCTCAACAATCACTGTATCAGGATCCCAATACTTATATTGCTCCATCGCAACTTGTTTGAGCTCTGGAAAATCATATCTGCCTTTCTTGGCATCTAATAATATTAAACTAGCAGGACTATCATCGTTTAAATAAAATACGCCCCATGTTGTGATTGCAGAATAGTCAGCTGTTTGTTTTTTACCAAAGGCTGTATCGTAAGATTGTATAACATGCTTCAATGCAGGAATATAATCATGATCCCACTTCTGCCACCATTCTCTTTTGATGATTGCTCCTTCTTCTGATGTTGGGTTTTGCATATACTGAGCATTCCATTTCTGTACACCCGTTGATGCTTTCACTGCTTCTAATTCTTCTAACTTCCAATACTCTGGCCATAGTGGTTGACCTGATGGCATGATAGCCGGAAACTCTATGATCTCCCATTGATCAGCTTTAGCTTCTCGCTGCGTGCCAAGTAATCTCCCTGTAAGATCCTTTGTATTCCATCTTGTCATTACAAGAATAATAGATCCTCCTGGCTGGAGACGTTGACGAGGACCT